CAACCAGCAGCATTTTAATCAGTTGATCGAAGCGAAACGGCGAACGGATGGGTTGCCGTTGTGGATCGACGACACGCCCGCACTCACCGTCTCGGGGTTGCTCACGCGTGCCCGGAGATTGAAGCGCCGGCACGGCCTCGACCTGGTCGTGATTGACTATCTGCAGCTGTTGCGGCCGGCCCGCGAAGATCGGATCCAAGGCAGCCAACGCGAGCAGAACCGGGTGCAGGAAGTCTCCGAGATTACCCGCGGCTTGAAGGGTCTCGCTAAGGAGCTCGACCTGCCGGTTTCGGCGTTGTCGCAATTGAACCGCTCCGTCGAGCAACGCGACGACAAGCGGCCATTGCTTTCCGATTTGCGCGAGTCCGGCTCGATCGAGCAGGCCCTTGCCGGTGACCGGCTGCCAACACTTCCGTTGCATGTGATAGCACGCAATGCCTAGCCGGCCCTGGTTACGATGGTATCCGGGCGACTGGCGGGCCGATCCACGTCTGCGCATGTGCAGCCTCGCTGCACGCGGCTTATGGATCGAGCTGTTGGGCTTCATGCATGAGGCCGAACCTTATGGGCATTTCATCGTTGGCGGCGCCGCCCCTTCCGAGAGAGAGATCGCCAAACTAGTTGGAGCCTCAATTTCCGAGGCGAAAAGGTGCGTTTTAGAGCTGAGAAATTCGGGCGTTTTTAGCACGAATTCAGAGGGCGTGATCTATTCCCGTCGCATGGTCCGAGATCGAGAAAAAGCCGAGCGCGACCGGATCAACGGAGGCGCCGGCGGGAACCCGAAGCTCAGGCCTCCAAACGGGATTGAGGATGGCGCCGGGTTAACCCCAAATTCGGCCCGTTTAGACCACAGCGTTAACAGGTTGGATAACGGGGGGGTTAACCCGCCGTATTGGCCACCGGATAAAGCCGCGCGCGCACATGCGCCTGGGTTCCAGAAGCCAGATACCAAACTAAAAGGTTCAGAAGGTTCTAACGAACCTTCTGCCGCTACCCCGGCGCTCGATTCACGAAAAGAGGTGTTTGATCGCGGCAGGGCGATACTCGGGCGCAACGCGGGCGGCATGATCACGAACCTGCTGCGGCATTGCGACGGAGATTGTCAGCGCGTACTCGAGGTGCTGCGGCGGGCAGAGAGCAAGAGCGAGCCGCGGGAATACCTCGGCGCGGTCCTGAGAGGCGATACAGGCGTGAGAGCGGATGAGGCCCTCGCGCAAACCGAACGGCTCTATCGAGATCTAGGTGTGTCGTGATCGCCGACATTACTGAGATCAAGCGAGCTCTCGAAAACCGTGCGCACGACGTGGCCGAGTACCTGCTACCGCGCGGGGTTCTCGAAAGGCGCGAATGGTGTGTCGGCAGCACGGCGGGCGAGCCCGGGAAATCGTTGAAGGTCTGCGTCAAAGGCTCGAAGGTGGGAACCTGGGCGGATTTTGCGGCTGCGGGCGAGAGCGGCGATCTGATCGACCTATGGTGCTTCGTAAAACGCTGTACTCTGAGCGAGGCGCTCGAGGGCATCCGTGCCTGGCTGGGCGTGAGCTGTCCGAATTTCGAAAAAATCAAGCGAACTTATCGACGGCCGGAGGAGCCCAAATGTACGGTTCCGAAATCTGTGGTGCTCGAATATCTCACCGTCGAGCGGAAACTGTCCGTCAACGCGCTTCGCGCTTACGCTATCGGCGAGGACGGCAGGACAATCATTTTTCGAAGCCTTTTGCCAGACGGTGAACTGGCCCTTATTAAACACCTCCGAATCGATCGGACCACCGCTGGGAAGAAAAATACCTGGGTCGAGCCTGATTGCGAGCCGGTATTATTCGGCTGGCAGGCGATTGATTCGGAAGTTCGCGAGGTAACAATTACCGAGGGCGAAATCGACGCAATGACCAGCTGGGATTACGGCTGGCCAGCATTGTCGATCCCGTTTGGAGGCGGCGGTAAAAAGCAGCAGCAGTGGATCGAGTCCGAATTCGAACGCATCGCCCGGTTCGAGATCATCTATCTCGCGCTCGATATGGACGCTGAGGGTGAGGCGGCCGCCGATGAGATCGCCAATCGCCTCGGCCGGCATCGGTGCTGGCGAGTGCGGTTGCCCCGAAAGGACTTAAACGAATGCCGCAAGGCAGCAATTTCCGCTGAGGAGATCCGGCAACGTTTTGAGGAAGCCCGGCCCCTCGATCCTCCCGAGCTGCTGCGTGCGGGGGTGTTCGCCGATACCGTAGTCGATCTGTTCTGGCCAACTGCGGATCAAGAGCCAGGATATCAACTGCCATTCCGCAAGGTTGGAGATCGATTGCGGTTTCGGCCGGCCGAGTTGGTCCTCTGGACCGGAGCAACGGGCGCCGGCAAGTCTCAGATCCTGTCGAACGCATTGGTTGCAATGGGCGGACAGGCCGCCCGCGTCTGCATCGCGTCGCTGGAAATCCCACCAGGGCAATTGATCCGCCGCATGGTCAAGCAAGCGGGCAACGTAGACCGTCCGACCGAGCAATTTATCCGCGACATTGTAGGCTGGCTGGACGCGTGGCTTTGGATATACGGCGCCGTCGGCAAGGCCGCTGTAGCCCGCATTCTGGACGTCTTCGAATACGCTCGCTGTCGCTATGGATGCGATGTCTTCGCGATTGACAGCCTCATGCGCTTGGGCGTCAGCAGCGAGGATTATGAGGGGCAGGAAAGAGCAGTTTTTGAGCTGGTATCGTGGGCGGTGGAAAAGAGCGTGCAAGTGCATCTCGTCGCTCACGCTCGCAAGAGCGATCGCACTGCTGGGCACGGCGTCCCCGAAGCCGAAGACGTCAAAGGCACTTCGGAGATCGGGAGCAACGCCGCAACGATCATCGGTGTGTGGCGCAACAAGAAGCTCGAAGACGAAATTCGTGTCGTAGCAGAAGCCGCCGACCGCAGCGAGGCGGGGGCCCAGGCCAAGCTCGGCGAGCTCAATGCAAAGCCACCGGTCGTGGTCAACGTCGCTAAGCAGCGAAATGGCGATTGGGAAGGCAAGTTCGGGCTCTGGTTCAGCCTCGCGACATACCAGTACTGCAGTGCGCATGATAACCGGCTCGGCCAACGGTTTTTGCCGGCACAGCACGCCGAAGGCGAAGCGGCGTGAAACAGGCTATACGACAGCGTTCCTACTCCTGCAGGTCACGCGCAGCGTCCTACAGACCTACTCCGAATGGGGTTGCCGCAATACTCTGGCTCGACAATTCGGCTATGCCAACAAAGATCGACGCTTGGCTTGATTCTCCCGCTCGTCCGCGACGGCTGGCGAAGCTAGTTTTCCGAATGCCGACATTAAGGCTCGTCGAGCACCGAATTAGACTTTGAGCAATGCCTGAGCACGACATCAACACATCAACTCTGAAACACCAAGGCCTTTACCCTTGTGAGGCAGAGATCGCACGGCGCTTGTCTCAGTCGGAGAAACACTGGCGCCGGATTGCGCCACAGCTTGAGCGTCAGGGACTGCCAAAGATTGACCCAGTTATGAGAGGTCGCTTCTGGCCGGCCGTTGAGGCATTCTTCCGTAACCGGCATGGATTGGGGTCTATTGTCGCGTTTCAGCCTGACGGAGAGGAAAGGTGGGATGTCCCGTGAGCCCGGCGAAGCACCAGGCCTGGAGTGGAAAAAGAGGCCCAAAGATGGCGTCAGGATCCCACGTTGGCGGGCCAGAAAAAAAGCAGTAGCGCTTGGCTACCGTCCATCAGTCATTCAACTCGATATCGACCCTAATAACCATACCGCGCTCGCCGAGCGGTGCCGTGCGGAATGGACAAAAATGGAGGCCTGGCTTGCCAATGAGCGGCCGGCGCCGGTATTCGACGGCACCCTCGCCAGCCTGATTGATCTTTATTTGGGCGATGAAGCCTCGCCATATCGTGATCTGAGACACAGAACACAGCGCAATTACGACCAACAGCTTAAGATGCTTAAGACGTCGGTCGGGGCCCGTCGGATCGACAGGCTCAATGGCGAGGATTTTCGGCGTTGGTATCGCAAGTTGCGGGAGCCTAAGTCGCCGGGACTGCCGCCGCGGATCGGGCGGGCAC